CAAAGCGCTGCAGGAATTTGATCAAATAAGCAAAGAAGCCTGGGAGACTGTTAATATCGCTACTGATCATGGCATGGTTGCTGTTAGAATCCAGGCTTTAAAACTTGCGTCAGATATTGCCGGCAAAAAGGCTCAACTCCATAAATTGATTAGTGGAGGAAATTCTACTGACAGTGACTACATTGCACGAATGCAAAAAGCAGAGAGTGTCAATCAAATTCTCTCAAAAATTTTGAGAGATGTTATATCAAAATATCCAGAAATTGCTGAAGAAGTTAGAAAAGAACTTGCTCTCGCATTTGAAATAATGAACGGTAACGCTGAATCAGCGTCTGATCCAGATACTTATAATACTACCGACATTGACGATGCAGAAATTGTTGAATAGTAAAAAATGATTCATTCGGACGTAAAATTGAGCTCTCATAAAGTCATTCATTCGGACTCAAAAATTAGCTCACATAAAGTCAGAGGAATCATGTTGCGTATAGGAGATGGTTTATAATGTCAGATTTTATTGGAATGAATCTTGAGTTTAAAGATTTTGATAGATTATTAAAGCAAGATGAATTGTCCACAGAACCTGTTCCTATTGAAGTTTTTGTGCAAGACAAAAAATACCTTGGGCTACCACCATTATCGCCCATCCAATTGGAAATTGTGCGCCATTCCACACAAATTTTAAAAAAACATACGTTACAAAAGATTATGGGTGAACAGGCCGGTGAAGAGTGGTATAACAAATATACTGACAATGAGGTTATATGCATGCTTGGAAAGGGATCCGGTAAGGATCACTGTGCCAGAATCTCTATTGCTTATACAGCATATTTGTTACACTGCTTAAGGGATCCATTGGCTTATTACGGCAAAGCTACTGGTGTGTATATAGATCTATTAAACCTTGCAGTGAACGCTCAGCAAGCTCAGAGAGTTTTCTTTGAGCCTTTAAAAAATCTTTTGCTATCTTCACCTTTCTTCAATGAAGTTGGATTTGAGCCAAGAGTATCGGAAATCTTTTTCTTCTCTAGACCTGTAAGGTGTTTCTCTGGTCACTCTGAAAGTGAAGGATGGGAAGGTTATGAGGTTATGTCTGTGATTTTAGACGAAATTTCTGCTTTCAAAACTGATGCTGAATTACGTGGAGAAACAAGATCTAAAGGCTCCGCTTCTGCTATTTATAACATGAGTAAATTATCTGTAATGTCACGTTTCCCAGAAGTTGGTAAGGTAATTCTATTGTCTTTCCCTCGGTACAAAGGTGACTTTATTCAGCAAAGATATTTTGGTGCTGAGAAGAATAAAGAACCAAAAACTTGGTTTATCAAAGCTGCAACTTGGGAAGTTAATCCTACGATTAAGCGTAGTGATCTTGAGTCTGAGTTTATTAGAAATCCTATTGAGGCAAGAGCGCGTTTTGAGTGTGAACCGCCGAATATGGAAGACGCATATTTTAGAGATGCTGATCTTGTTAGAAAAGCTTTTACTTATGGTGAGGATCCTATTGATGAAGAGGATGGCAACTTTAAGAAGTGGTTTAATGGTACTGACGGTCACACAAGGTTTATACATATTGACTTGGGTTTAAAACGAGATAGGGCTGCTTTATGCATGGCTCATGGGGCCGGCTTTAAAGAAGTTAAAACTTCTATGGGTGTTGAAACACTACCTGTGGTTAATGTTGATCTAGTTCATTCTTGGGAAGCAAGTGTTGGTGCGGAAATTAACTTTGCTTCTGTAAGACAGATGGTTGTTGATCTTTGTCGTAAATTTCAAGTTGGATTAGTAACTTTTGATAGATGGCAGTCTGTAGAAATGATTCAATCATTAAGATCTCAAGGTATTAATGCCGACTTCCATTCTGTTAAAAAGTCAGATTATGATACTCTTATGACTTCAATATACGATACTCGACTTCGCGGATATTGGAATGAACTTCTTGTTGAAGAAGAGCTCTTGAAGTTAAGGTTGTTTAATAATAACAAGATAGATCACCCAAGTAGTGGTTCTAAAGACTTAGCAGATGCATTAGCCGGCGCTGTATTTAATTGTATTCAAAATATGGCCTACGATACAGAAGTTGATATTGAAATATTGACACCTGATAAAGTATGGGATTATGAAGAGGAAATGGAAGATTTTGGTACTGTAAAGGTGTACAATAGAGATCTTGGTGAGTTTACACCAGGGTATGGTCAACACAATGTTGACTATATTAATAATGAGAAATGGATAGAATCAATATGAGCAATATAGAGATCGAGCCTAGTGAGATTATTTCTGTGCTTAATAATCAAATAGCTACTTTGAATTTTGAACTGGCTGTTGCAAGGATTTATATCACAAAATTGGAGAAGATTGCATCTGGTAATACCGACGATTTCTCTACTCCTCCCGATACGCCCTTGACGAGGAATAAGACCAAGAATTAAATTTCTTTTCGAGAGAAATAACATTTCTTGCCTTTTCGCAACGCCTGCCCTATGGGGCGTGTATAGTGTTTTCCGTCAAGGGCAACCGCCCACTATCAAGGAGAATACAAATGATTAATCTGAGCAAAGTGGACACTTTCCCCGAACTTACTCGTTCCGGTCGTGTTAGTGAAGAACTTCAGGCAATTATTAGCGCTTTAACTGAGTCTGCTAATAACGGAGAGCGTTTTGCTTTGTCTGGCGTTCAACCTGGTAAGGCTTATAATTCAATGCAACAGCGTATTCGCGCACAGGCTAAGAAGTTGAATTACAAGGTTATTATTCGTTTTGATGCTACTGAGCAGAAACTCTACTTCAAGGCTACTCGTATGGGTGCTGATAGTGTTGAGCGTAACACTACTACCGAAGTAAAGACTTCTGATATCAAGGCGATCAAGACTAGCAATGCTAAGGCTTCCAGCAAGTAATCTTCATTAAAATAATCAAACAAAAAACCCTACGGTTTCACACCGTAGGGTTTTTTGTTTTGGTATACTTGTTTCATGCTTGAAACCACCGAACAAAATATTGAAATTTCTGCCGATCAAATTCAATCTTGGCATCCTCTTATTTGCCTTCCTTGTTATGATAGGCAAATCACTGAGCCTTTTTTTATGTCCACCATAAAGGCAGCTATGGCTTTTAAGGAATACGGTATGAAGTTTGGTATTAGCACTATTAGTGATTCTCTAATCTCTAGAGCGCGAAATCAATTAGTTGCTAAGTTTATGGCTAATCCAATGTTTACGCATCTTCTTTTCATTGATGTTGATCTTGGTTACAATTATGAAGATATTCTCAAGATGCTATGGCATGATAAAGAAATTATGACAGGTGCTTATCCGATCAAAGAAATTTTGTGGGATAAAGTCGTCCATCTAGCTAAAAATGATTTTGACAAAGATAAGATTGCCGAAAAGAGCACAAGATTTGTGGTCAATCCTGCGACTAAGGGCGACAATAAGATTAGAATGGAAAATGGTGCTCTTTCCATTTATGATGCCGGCACAGGATTTATGTTGATCAAGCGTTCTGCTTTTGAGAAGTTGTTTGAAGCCTATCCTGAGTTAAAGTATGTTGATGATACTGGTGCATTAAAGGGTCCAGAAAGAGATTATTCTTATGCTCTGTTCAATAGTTATGTCGATGAAGATGGAAGATTCTTGTCTGAGGACTATGGATTTGGAAGGTATTGGCAGAAGATTGGCGGAGAGGTTTGGGTGGATCCTTCTATTGAGTTAACTCACCTAGGTCGGTTTGAGTATAAGGGCCGGCTTATTGATTGGATTGTCGATAACGCAACTGTGCTTGATGATGATGGTAATCCAGTCAATTCAGTTTCAAAATCCAAAAATTCTAAGAAGAAAAAATAGTCGCTCTGCCGCATACTCAATTTTTGTATGAATTGAGTAAAAGAATGCGTGGTGTTCATTACCTTATGTTTTACATACCAAGACGATGTAAAATCTCGAGCTTGTTCTTTCTAAAAGCCGGCCCTATCTTTGATGTATTTCCTCTGTAACGTTAGAGCATCTGTAACGTTAGAACCCCTCTAACGTTAGAGGGCCGGTCTCGACGCATTTCCTTGCGTTTGTGCAAATCTTTTCTCGCCAAAAAACAAAATTACTGTTCAGTTTTCCCTGGGTTTGTCCCTATGATAGTCTCGTATTTGTGGAAAGCAATGGGCGAGTCAAATGCGAGAGTATTGCTTACTATTTCTGTAAGTGTTTGTTTGGTATTATCTCTGCGTATTATCTCGCAAGTGTTCAGGTATTGGGCAAGATAAATCATAGAAAGGGAAACAGTTATGTCTGAGATGGAAGATAAATGTAATGCTATTGTTGGTATTTCCTATGATGTAAATGGTGTTGATTACGGTCGCATTATGTCTTGGGAAATCGTCAGCAAAGATGGCAAAGATTATTACGTCTTTGTGTTTAGTTCTGGCAAACGAGTTGAGGCAAACTCCTTGTTTGATTACATCAAGAAGAAGATTCATTATCCTCAAGGTACTGATTATGTTATGAAACTGCGAGCCGGCCGTAGGGCAAAGCATAATCATAACGGTGGTTCTTTCTTTGGTTCTACTATCAAGAATGTTGCTTATTTCCCCGTACAGAAAGGCAAGTGATTATGACTGATGTGAATGATGACTTTGTGATTATTGATTCTGATTCTGTTCAGACAACTCGACGCAATCGCAA